TTATATAGTATGATACTGGCAACTTTGAATATCATCTTCAGTATTTTCAACTACAGAATCAATAAGTTTAAGCAGTTCTAAAATTTGATTGTTTTTTATTTGGTAATAAACGTATTTACCTTCTTGTCTAGAATTAACCAAACCACACCCTTTGAGACAAGATAAATGTTGAGAAATACTAGATTGACTTATTTGAGAATGTTTAACAATCTCATTGACAGTCATTTCTTTCGATTTAAGTAGCTCTAATATCATCAAACGTACTTTATTAGAAAGACCATGTATAAAATGTGCTTTTAACTCAATATCATGCATTTAATCACCTCATATTACCTAAAACTAATATAAATAACATATTACCATTTGGTAATATGTTATTCAATCCTTTTTATAATGTTAATTAGAATTTCGTTTGTCCTAATTAATTTTATTAGTTAGTCTGTAATTATTCTTTCTTAAGATACGTTCCTATATTCATTTGGTGTTAGTCCATCAAATTTTGGAACATATCTTTTATTCATATAATAATTAATATATTCACTGATGCCTGTTTCAAGATCTTCATATGTGCTGAATTGATTTCTATAGTAATATTCTGATTTTAACGTACCCCAAAAAGCTTCTATCGGTTGATTATCTAAACAACTTCCTGCTTTTGACATACTAATTTTTACGTTATGTGTATCTAAATAGTTCTTGTAATGTTTAGAAGTGTATTGAAAACCTCTGTCACTATGTAAAACTGTATTAGATGCATCATTATTTTGTAAGGCTAATTTCAATATGTCCATAACCAATTTTAAATCATTACGCTTACTCACTTTATAAGCAATTATACTTAAATCATACCTATCAATTATAGCGCTAATATAAGCTTTTTGACCTTTTCCATAATTTAAGTAACTAATATCTATAAACTATTTTTGATTTGGTTTATTGGCTTCAAAATTTCTATTCAATATATTTTCAGCTGTGAAATGTGGTTTGATTCTAGTCCAATTAGGACGTTTTTTTCTGATTTGTGCTTGTAAACCTAAAATTCGCATAATTCTTCTAATACATTTTATATTAACATTTAAATTGCACTCTCTTTTTAAAGCGTAATGTATCCTTACTACACCGAAGGTTTCTTTAGAGTTCTTAAATATACGCTTAATTTCTTTTGCAATTAATTTAGAGCGTTTTTCATTATTAGAAATTTCTTTATTACACCATTTATAATAACCACTACGGCTGACTTCTAGACGCTCGTATAACATTTTAATACTGTAATTTTGTTCTCTGTTGAGCTCAAATATCATTTGATATAAATGTTCTTTATGACCTAATGAAAATGATTGTTTCGATACTTGAACTCTTGCCACTTTTTTACGATTGCTTTATCCATTTCTAAGTATTCTATTCTTGTTTTTAGTTTTTTATTTTCTAATTTTATTAGTTCTATTTCAGATAATTCTTGTTTTTTATTTTTTCCACGTTTATCTTTTAATCCATCTATACCATTCTTTTTATAGCTCTTCACCCAATGGTATATTTGATGGTAGGAAACACCATATTCCACGGAAGCCTCTTGATAGTTATAATTTTTAGCTATGACATTTTCAGTAATTTCAATACGTTCAGATAAAGTTGTTTTTCTTGATTTATTCATAGTGGAAAACCCTTTCCCTGTGTGCTTGTTAGATTTTCCCTTTTTATAATTTCTTAACCACAATTTTAAAACTGATATAGAGCTAATATTATACTTGTTAACAACTTTATACAGTGGAATATTCCTTTCTAACACATCTTCTATAGCTATTGCTTTAATCTCTGCAGAGTATTTATTTCTTTTACTAAAAGGTTTTAATCCATCTACACCATAAGCTTTATATCTTCTTACCCATTCTTGTAATGTAGCGCTAGAAACTCCATTATTTTTTGCTGTACTATATCTTGATATATTTCCATCAACTATATCTTCAACTATTTTAATATGCTTTTCTAAACGCATCTTATTTGTAGTCATAAAAAATACATTCCCCTAATTATAGTTCACTTTTTATATTTAAAGTGTCTACTTTTAGGGGAGTGTATCAAAAAAGTTGGGATGGTTATTTTTTATGGCTTGATTTAACAATTGTGATTGCTATACCTAACAAGGTAACGATGAATGTACCGAAACCTAACATTAAGTACGGCACTTCTACAATTGAAACCAAACAAGGCGTCTCCTTTCTAAAGATTTTGTCGGTACTTTCATAAGCACCACCTCACTTTATACTGAGATTAGCCACCATCTATCCAACTTACTCACCTTAATCTGCTTTCTTCAAATCTTTCCATTTCGCTTACTATCCCGCTTACATTAATTCTATAAAAAAAGAACCTTGCAAGCGCAAGATTCTTAATTGAATAATATGTAATTTATTCTTTTAGTGTCCTGGGAGGGCTGCTATACAGCCCTTATTATCAGTGTTTGTAGCGTTTTAGTGACATGCCAGTGCCATAAAAATATTGATTATATATTTCTTACATTTTAATGGTAGAAACTAGTTCGTTATCTTTAACGTTACTAAATCTATTATTGTGCAATTTTAAACACCTTGACAGATTCTTGTTATTACTTTTACGATTGTATATTGATGTTTAAAAGGACTTGTGGAATTACTGTTTTAAAAGACTTTTAAAATGTTATATTTCTATGAGCGTCTGCACTTTTTTAAATAATCTGTCTTTTTTTGCCCTAAAAAATACCCACCTATTCACTTAGGTGGGCTTTTGCGTATTCGTATAGTTTGCCTGTAGTTTCTAAACTCAAATTACTCAAATCGTTTTTACCGTTTTTCAATCTACCAATTTTTGCACCACTTATACCAGTATCTTTTCTATTTGATAAGCTGTTTTGTCTGATTCTAGCAATTTTTGAATTGTATCATACACCTCATTGATCGCGTTCATTTAAAACACCCACTTTACAAATAATAATATAGCTACTATTACAAATAGACCAATCACAAATTCTTTCTTTTCCTGCTTAGTTGCTTTTTTACACTCATTTGTATTTTCATTGTATCCCAATGAGTAATATTGTAATTTTACAAATTAGGATCCCCAGTTTTGTTTATGAAAATAGTATATAGTTACTATTCTTGATCTTCATAGGATGATATTTTAAAAAAAATAGTTATAACTCCTACTGACATTAAAAGAATACTAAATAAAACACCTACTATATGAAAGTAAACATTATTTAAATCTAATATAACTTTACCCATATAAGATAATAATAATATTACGGTAATATAATTTACCCATACAGTAACAAACATTTTATAACTCCTGATTAATGAGGTTATCATTTTCTCTTGGTAATTAAGAATTACATTAGTCAGATTTAAATATAACTCTTTACTATAATTGCCTAAAATAGTAGTGACTATAAGTAATAAAAAAGACTGTATACCAATTATTTCTTTTGAAGAATTTGAATTAATATATAAGTAGAGACAGATGTATATAGCGGTTATTAATATTATATAAACAATACTCAAACACTTAATTCCTAGTTCTTTTTCTTCTATATATTTCTTGAAAGTTTCTTCATCCAAATACATTAACACCTCAATTTTAAATTCATTTTAAATACTGATTCACAATATTTTATCATGTAATTTTTTATAGTTCTATTTTAAATTAACCTCTTAATGTAAATGTATTTCTATTATCTCCACTGCAAATAATAAAACGACCTTACTTAATACAGTTTCTACATATGATATATATAATATTATTTCCAAGTTCTTTATCATCTAACTGGTATCAAAATTGAGTTGAATATTTTAATTTAAATATCCTGCTATAGTTGAGATACTTGAAACTGTGCCTATAGTTTTACCTATGAAAGATAAATATTTTTTAGCCATTTCTTTATCATGTTGTTTTAAAGATTCTTTAAAGTTTTTTAAATGCTCATCATTCATATTTCGTAAAACTTCATCATCGATATTATTTATATAATCCTGCAATTCCACAACATGTTCTTCTGGAACAATTGGAATTTGACTATTATGTGTGCTTTGAATACTAGCATTATTAAGGTTAGAGTGATTGAAGCTATTACTAATTTGATTCATTTGGCTACCTCCATTAAAAACATTTATTATAGTTGGATGGGTGAATTCTTGCAATATTTTTTTTGTTTCTTCATCTATAATTATGTCGCTAATTGGTATATTTTTATCTGGAATATCAGTAATAGCTTTTTCAGTCTTTTTTACGGAATTTCCACCTTTATTTGATTCAATTAAATAATCCTTAAATTCTTTTGTTACTTGAAATTTAGGGAATAAATCATTTTCATCTACATCAAAAATATCACAACAAAAATCACATTCATATTCTTCCAAATCTTTATTGCTATTTAACGAGAGTACTCTATTACAATTAGGACATCTAAGTTCCCAACTCAATTCTAATTCTTTAGTAGCTACATGTTCAATTAACAATTTAAATGAGTCGTCTAATCCTATACTAGCGTATTTTGCAAACTTACTAGCAGTAAACTTTTCTATAGAACTATAACACAGACTCTCTAAAAACTCTTGGAATTTTTTTCGAGTAATGAAAGTGACAGTCATAAGTGATCCCTACTTTCTTTATTTGAATAATATATCCCTAACATAATTAATTACATGTTCACTAACATCAGAAGTAAAAAATATACTTTTAGTTTGAATACCAACCCTTATAGTATATTCATTTATTACGTTACCTTCAGTTACTTTAATCTTAATAAAACCAGTAGTTTGTGTTAAATTTGTTTTTAAGTATTTGAAAAGTGGCGTATTTCTTAATTCTTTATTACTTCCCAATCCAACAGTTTCTAAACCTGAAAGTAAAAGAGAAGAAAAAGGCATGATATTTTCGTCTATGTTATTATCAAATAGCTCATTCACATCATACAATGCACCTTCTAAATTATCAATATTCGTATCTTTAAAATAATCATCTATTGCGTCTAAAACTTTTGATACATTACTAAATTTATCATTGTCATCAACAATATTAATATCTGGTAAAGAAACCGTATCAATAAGTTCTCCTTGTAATTTATCAGCAACTTCTTCGACAGTAAATTCAAATTTTTCATTTATGACTATTGGCATAGTAGTATTATTAATGTTATCGATAAAAATATTCACTGTTTTTTTTGCTTTTTTAGCATCACCACGATATTCTAATATTTTTTCGTTAAAGTTAATATATATAGTTGCATATGCTGGTATTGGGGTTTTATTGATATTAGTACCATACATATCAGATTTAACTCCACTTTTATATATCAATCTGATATATATTTCTTTTGAAGTATCATTCGAAACCATACCAAAAATAGTTGGTTCCGTACTTAAATCTTCAATTTTAGGGATTGAAATATTGTCAAACAAGTTATTATTCATATAAGTTAAATTTTTAACTATCTCATCATATTTTAAGTTTTCATCTAATTCAAACCATTTAACTGCCGTTTTACCAGCAAGTAACTTGTTATTTATTATGTCTTTAACTTTATTGTTATGAGTTTCATTTTTATTAAACTTATCATAAACTGCAATAGCTAAATCTACTTTATTATTAATAGTGCTGGCAACATTTAACTCTGTAGCTAAATCTCTCAAATCATTTTTAGTAAACTTGGATAAGTCGTTTGGTATCACTAAATTATTAAAGTCTAGCATATAAATATCTCCTCATTTCACATCTCATTAATATAATAATACAAAATATTCATATAAAAAGATAGATAAATATAAAACAAGGCAGACATATAAAAATACCACCCAGTGACATGTGTGGGTGGTTTAAATCAAAACTTATTATATGATGATCAATCATACAATCATAAAAATGTGGGTCCGAACAAAGTTAAGCATCCGGTCACGCCAGCACGAATCAATTTCGCGTCATATATTATTTATTTAATCTTATATAAGATTATCACTATAAATACATTTTCTATTTAACTTCTAATTTACCCCATAATGCTTTTTCTTTTAATAACTTCTCTTCTTTATCAGTAATCTTACCTATAGGCATAAAGAAATTATCTTTTTTGTTTGCTCCATCTGCTTGGTATTTAAATCTAATCCACCACAAACCATTTTTCTTATCTTTGATAACTTGGTCGAATTTCACATATTCCCCAGGATAAATCCAAGAACCTCTATCTACTTGCGCTTTATCTAATCCCATTGCACGTCTAACAACAATTGGTTCCGTATTATTTTTACTAGATGTGAATATACCATTCCACGCCCAAACTGTACGAGGTGGTTTTGCTTTGATAGGTTCTTTTACATCTTTTGCTACTTTTTGTATTGGTGAATCACCTTTCATATGTTTAAGAACTAAACTATCAAGCACACTAATATCATTTCTACCATATCCTGCTGCTGCTAATAAATTACCTGGATCTTGTTTATCATATTGTATTTGTTGGTGTCCAGGCATTTCATTACGTGGGTTAATTTCCCATGAATTACATAATGCTGCCATAATACGACATGAATTATCTAGTGATTTAAGTGTTCGTGAACGATTAGAGAAGTAACAAGCTTCAAGTCCAAATGCAATATCATTTGCATCGTCACCATACCACTGATTATCAATTGGCGTATCATACAATACATGCCACGCTTTCTCCGTAACTGGTATACAAATAATACATTCACTATCGTCTACAAAAATGTGAGCTGATGCTGTTCTAGCCCAATCAATATTATAAGTATTTCTATAATAGTTAACATTTTGTTGTGCTGTTGAATCACGATTACCTGTATCATGAAAAACTGCAAATCGTGGTTTACCACTTTCTAATCTTTGTCCTGTTCGACGCGTGCCAATTGGTAAAAAATCAGTATAAACGGGTACGCCATTCCATGTACCTATTCTTTTTTTGCCCATGTTTTCCCCTCCATTTTCTAAATCATTAATAAAAGGGAGTCGTATGACTCCCCAAAATCCGTAGCTATCATAATCATGTAGAACTTTTTTAACTGGAGAACCATTCCATGTTCCCCAGTTTTGATCCAATGAATAAAAAGTTTCTAAATTACCTTCTAGACCAATAGAAACATGGCCATATTGTCCACCTACCCATACGCAAATATCTAATGGTTGGACAACTAAGTCTAGTGTGTTTGGTAAAAACTTTGTTCCTTTTGGTGCAGTTGCTCTATTTTTAGCATTAATAATATCTTTAGCATCACCTTGAAAATGCCAATTAAAATATTTTTTGCATACATGAATTACCCAATCGGCACATTGACCTGGATATATACCATCTTCATCATGTTGATATCCTATTCTTGAATTAACATATTTTAATGCATCACTTTTCTTTGCCACTTCGCATCACAACTTTTTCATATTTATTTTGTGTTTTTAGTTCTTTCATTACTTTATTACTTTCTTTAGCTGCATTAGTAAGTGGGTTATCTTTCCATGCCGTAATTAATGCTACTGCAATTGTCATTAACGTTGACTCATCAACTGGTATTGGACTAACACCTTTGTTTGCTAAGCATTGATTGACTAATACCAAAACCAATCCTAAAACTCTCACAATTACTGTTACTTTTACATCCATATAAATTTCCTCCTCATAATAAAAAGCCGACAGATTGTGCCGACTCATAGAATTTGATAATATTTTTATGTTGTGTTAATTTATATATAGAAAAAGGGCAACACACATATGTGTATCGCCCAAATGAGCCCGTTAAAAAGACGGTGGCATAGAGATAATTAAATATTAATAAAACCTTTTAACCATCTGCTCGCCAAAGCTATAGATGGTTATTTTTTATGGTCATTTTTACTAACTAATACTAAGCCAATGATTGTCATGACAATCATTAACATTTCATAATCAGTCAATGTTACTCCTTTCTAGGAGTCAAACCATATTTCATAGGCATCACCCCTTATTCAAAAGAGATTAGCCACCATCTATCCAACTTGCTCACTTTAATATTTTACCATATATATTAATTTTCTTTCCTCAAATCTTGTTTAATTTCGTCCATCATTTTAAGCATCATATCACTCTGCGTATTGAGTTTGTGAAGTAACTTCAAATCCTCATTTTGGCTTTTCAAATCCTTTTTTATATCCTTCAAATTTTCATCATGGTTATCTACCCTACTTTCAATTAATGTCAGTCTATTTTCATTTTCACGTTTATCCTTATTAATTTTCATCCAAAATGTAGAAATACTTATGAAAATTGGAATTAATATACTAAAAATCCAGTATATGAGACTTGGTTCATCCATTATTCCCCTCCTTAACTAATCAATTTAATCTTGACTATTTATATTTATCTCTTATGAAATATAGACCTACTAATCCCACATCTTTATACAGACTATAAATCATACTAGCTTGATGTTTACACCAATTTATATCTGTTGCATATTGCATAGTACCTGGGTTTCGTGGGTTCCATCTCATACGATATAACGTATTTTTACCTTTATTAAAGTAATTTTCTCTAACAAATTTAGCACCACCTAAGATACCCTTAGCTGGTGTTGTCCAACCTCTGTTTTTAGCATAACTAATTGCTAAATTTGGATTATTATCATAGGCATTAATACCAAAGAAATTGTATATACCATACCTACCACTAGCAAAATTCGATGTACCATATCCACTTTCTAAAAAGGCATGTGAAATTAGATAGATTTCATTAACATTGTGCTTTTTACAAGAATCAGCAAATGCTTTACCTTGTCCGTGTAACTTGCCTTTACCTTTTAATATTTGATTAAGTTTATCTACAGATACACCTTGATATTTACCTAAATTCAACATTTGGTATTTTTGCTTACTATCACTCCATATTTTATTTGGATCCATAGCAGCACTTACTTTTGCGCGACTAGCATTAAACCATCCACCACCAGTATTAACTACTGGAAGTCCCTTTGCCATTTGAGCATTTAAGGCTTGCGTAAACGTGTATTTACTAATTTCAATATCTACCTTACTTTTCTCTTTATTTTGAGTGGGTGGATTATTAGGTTTTTTGATAAGTACATTATTAGTAGCTGGTTTAAGTTTAATTCTCTTTTTAGATTTTTTAGTTACAATTTCTTGTTTAAGTAAATCATCTTTTTTACGATACATCGTTATTAATTTTTCAATAATAAGTTGATATTTTTCTAATTCTGGATAACCTTTTAAAATTAAGTCATAGTTAGTAGTATCTTTCATGATTCTCCAAATGTTTTCATCCAATTTTAAAGAATTTTCACTTAACTTTAGGTCGTTCCATTCCAACATTTTCAAACCATGAATCATTGCATAAATTAACGTACGCATATATTCTTCTTTCGTTTCAGACTCAGAACCGCACACTTCTAACACAATCCAATCATAATAACTTTCAACTTGAAATTTAGTATGTCGGCAATGCCATGTCATATCTTTGTCTACGTAACTATGAGGATAAATAATATCGTTGTTATATTTATTTCGTTGTTTATAAATATCTTTAACACTTCTAAACATAATACTTTCTTTGATATATAATCCCTTAATAGGCGAAGTTCTCTTATTACCATCAACAATGTAATGTGTAACGTTTTCTCTCTCTTTGTCATCTCTGAAACTTGTATAGGTAATATTAATAATATTTTTGAATCTTGGCATATTATCTTTTTTAGTTTCTGTTGGTGTATTATTCTTACTTGACTCATTTCCTTTACTAGGATTTTCTTTCTTCGGTTCAGGATGATATGGCGGCCTTACAAAATGTGTAACTCCACCTGGAGCATCAGTGTACTTATGTTTTATTTTATATGGAGGGCTTCCAGACCAATTACCAGTATAATAATTTTGATCTACTGACCAAAAATAATCTTTAGTGGACTTACCAACAACGATAGATACATGTCCTGGGTTTTGATTAGCCCATACTGCCCAATCACCAGGCTTAGGTACAAAATTCTTCGTATTTCTATAAATTTTAAAATTGTATCCACGATAATTGGATTTTTGAGCCATTGCATTTGCATTTCCCCATGTAAAGAATCCCCAGTATTTTTTTAATATATAGTTAGGTAAGTCCCAACACTGCCCGCCTCATTTTCCATCAACATTTATAGTTCTTTTTATTTTAGCAATAGTCAAAGCCCATGCCACTACTTCACTTACAGTTGGCTTACGTTTACTAGGTGAAGGTAACCCCATATTCTCACCTCCTTTAATAGCATAATAAAAAGACTACAAAATTTATTTGAAGTCTTTATGCTTCAGTAGATAACACTTTTCCCACTTTTTCTTTCAATTCGTTAAATTCTTTTCTAAGTTTCTCATTTTCTTTTTCTAATTCTTCAATTTTATCTTCCTTAAACCTAACCTCATCCGTTGCACTTTCTGTAAAATCAATTTCATTAGGTGGCTCATAATTAGGATTAATAATAACACCTTCATATTCCTCATAAATATATTTACTTGGTTCATAATTATCATAGAAATCATATGGTAACTCTTCTTCGGAAATTTCAATCGCATTTTCAATATGTCCTATGCGTGCATATCCAATTATTTCTTTAAATTCATTAAAAGCAATTTCCATTATCTCCACCCCATTATTTTTTGTACTGTAAACTTATTAGCATTTGCTCCTGATGGTTTTCGCAATCCTAAATCCCAAAAAACATCATTAACAATACGTAAAGTTTTATTATTAACTTTTGAAATAATACCTTCATATGAAGCACCACCATCGCCAGTAGAATCTGGAATATTATTTTTTGAAACAATAATACTTCCTGGCATTGATACTAAACTTACCTCGTTGAATGTTCCTCCTGGATATAAGCCAGAAACAATAAGGAAATCATATTTTGTATAATCATCAGTTAAAACAATGTCATTACCTACGCCATTTACAGAACCGTCAAATAAAACTTTTTTTCTTTCTTCATTAAAGGTACTCCAACTACTTAAATTTGAATTATTTAAAATTCTAACTAAGTTTTTTGATGTTCCTTTAGGTGTAAACTCATATAATTTATTCTCAGTGTCTTTTGCGGTAACGCGTAAATAACCCTCAGCACTTTCAATTCCTATTGGTAAATCGGGTACTTTAACTGCGTAAAAGTTTGCTGTTTTTAATTCAACTAATTCACTTTGAGAAAAATCTAAATCTATATTAATTGCATTACCTTCTGAATCGGTTAACCTATGTTTTTGTATAGCAGCAATATTCAATTGATTTTCCATAAACTGCTTATTTTCCGATGTTTTGGATTCTACAAAAGATTCAATATAGTTTCTTGTAATAGTTTCATCATTAACTTTCAGCCAACTTAACCAAATATTGTCTTTATAAAAACATGTGTATATTTCATTTGAATCATCTGGATACCAAATAGCCCTACCAGTATTTTGGGATTTATATACAACTAATAAACCTGATGCTATAGAAGAATGTATTTGATGTTCTGGTAATTCTTCATCATGATTTTCGTCATATTCTGAATCAACTCTACCATTATCTATATTTGATACTTCAGAATCACTTATATTATTTGCTAACTTAGATGATGGTGCATCGGTAGCATTATTAATATGAACAAATTTTGTACTTGTAGTATTTTCTAATATTGAATATATAGTTACATCGTTTAATTCTTCGGTTACTCCTGAATCATCAGTTAATTTTGATTTTTGATAGTTTACAACATCGCCTTGTTTCAACACACCTAGTTCTTTTGCTTCTTGCTTGGCATTGTCTATATAGGATTTTATATCTTCTTTAACAACCACGACATTTTCTACAAAACCATTTGTTTTATTTTCAAAATCTTTTTCTCGCTCACTATAAATCTTATTTAAGTTTGTTTCTACTTCATTAGACTTAAGTTTAATAGCACTTATACCTTCATTCACTTTATTTTCAATGCCTTCTACAAGTGTAGGGAAATCGCCTAATGCTTTATTAAATCTCGAAATATCTCCATTAAATTGTGCCATTATATCTTTAAGTGTTTTAATATAAACTAACTTTGTTTTACCATCAAAATCACTAATTTGATCATTATCAATTCTAAATGCAAATTCACGCATTACAATAATATTGTTACTACCATTTTGAGTGAAAAATACTTGTCCAAAAACTCTACCTGTGTACCTTAATAATTCATCAGTTAATGTATAAGAAAGACGTCCATTGATTGGATCAACGAACGTCAAATCATCTGATATGTGAGCACCAGTTTCAGCACCATAATTCTCTGTTTTTAAATCAATTGTAGCCTTAGCATTATTAGAGCCTATTTCAAAAGGTTTATCATTCTTTGTAACTATAAAATTTAATACAGACGTTCCTTTATCAGTATTAAAAAATCTAATATTAGTATCTGTTAACCTTTTATATTGCGAAGTTACTTCTAAAGGAACTATATTATCATCTTTTAAAAATGCTTCTTCCCTCATTATCCAACCTCCTTATAACTACCAGCATTAGAAAACCACTTAGATTTCTTCTGTCCCTGTGTTGTACGTTCTAATGTTTCAGGTGGTGCGATTATGTTATTTCTAAACAAAAATTCTTTATATTGATTTTGGGACAATTTAACTCTTAAATATACAAAACCTGCTACTCCTATATATTTAGTTGGAAAATCAACAAAACGTTTTGTATCTTCAGCTGTTAAATAAATCTCTAATCCTGGGATATTTAAATCAGCTAATTTATTAATACTTTTTGGTGGTGTTTCCCACATCTCACCATATGTCTTAACATAACTCCAACCCACTGAAGTTTTACCAGTAAATACATCAACGTTTCTAGTGAAAATCATTGTATTTCGTCCAAAAGAGTATCTAGTTAAAACCTGTCTTACTACTCCATTAATATCACCTGGTAACACATCAAAAAACCATCCGTAACCACGCCAAGCTTTACTTAAAGGAAAATCTTTAATGTTTAATGTGTCTCCTGTATACAAGTAATAATGACCAATGTCAGTAACATTACTTAATTTACTAAATCCTTGTGAAGGTAATGGTTTAACTCTTCCTCCAGTATCGGTCATTAAAACAGGTGTAGCTCTATTTTTTAAACTATCATTTAAATCTCTTTGAGCAATTGAATGAATTTCATGATGTCTATTGTTACCTGGTCCAGTTGTTACTCCAAGTAAAAGTGCCTTTTTACCAGTATCTTCATCATAGTACATTGCCATACCTTCAGCTTCTTGGAAGTCACCTACATAGTTTCCATCAATTCCTCCAATAGTAACTTTACGTTGCCATAAATGTTTACCGTTTTTGACATCAAAAGCATGTAAATAGTTAGGAATTTTGGGATTACTATCACCTGTGTACCAATACAAAATACCATCATCATAAGTCACGCCTTGCATTGGTTGTGTAGCACTTGTATATTCAGCAGGTATATCAAATTTATATAGTATTTTATCTACATTATTGTCTATATCGTTAATACTTCTTATTTCAATAAAGTTTAATGAATTCTTATCTTTAAATTCTTGCTGTGTATACTCTCTTCTAAATATCATTAATTCTTCTTTAGAATTATATATAGCAGTTGTATAAAGATTATTAAATACACGAGGCATAACATCTTGCATTTCTTCATCTTCGTACTTAATTTCACCCGTTTTATATTTAAATCTTACGAATCTATTCTTTTTATTAGTATTTAAAACTGCAGAATAAATCCATAACTCTCCTTTAATATATCGATATGCATTATGCGTACCATGTCCTCCATTTTTTACTAATAATCTATCTATAAATTGACCATTAGGTTTAAGTCTACTTAACATATAATCCCCGCCTGGTCTTGCTTGTGTCATATAAATAATTTGTGTTCTATAGTCTATCCAAAAACTTTGCATTACGGCATTTGTTCTTGGAGATAAATCAGTTATAAATTGTATTTCTTGATTCTGTGGATCAAAACGATATTCTGCATTTAAAAATTCTTCATGATTCTGTTTTGTTTCTTCGGTTAGTTCAGATATTAACTTTGTGTAGTATAGATTTTCGTGTCTTAATCGTTCATGAAGTGATGAATGAACAACACCTTGATTATCAACTCTTGCGTCTTTAACTTCATTAATACCATCACCATTATGCCCCAAAACTAAATTGTTTAATCTAGCTACTAAATATTTATAAAAATCTGCAATACTTTGTCTTTGATAAATAATCTGGTCGGCATTATGTGCTTGCTTATCTGTTTTACCATGTGCATACATATATAAATTAACGTTTTGCATAAAACGGTTTAACTTTTGATAGTTAAATTCATGTTGATTTATATACTTTTCATTAAACACAGAATGCAAACTTGTGATTAATTTTTCTTCCACTAAATAGTCCTCCTTTAATCGTAAAAGTTATAATAATTTTTGATTAGCTCATACATGATAACTTCATGTCCCAACTCATTAGGATGTAGTCCATCTTCCATATTTTTAGCTCTATATGCTGGATTATATGGATCTATTAAATCAGTATGATATGCATCATAAACAGGGATATTCAATTCTGTACAAGTTGAAATATGGGTATTTACATAATCTTCCAAAACTAATCCAAGTTTATTTTTATCAGTATCTCTACGTCTTATTCTTGTTCCATCAACAGGACATTGTCTTGTTGGAGTCATAGAAAGAATTTTGCCATTTGGGTTGTTTTTCTTAATCGCAATTACTGCTTGATAAAAAGCTCCATAATAAGTTTTCAAATCGTTTTTATCTTCACCTAGAGGTATGCCACCGTTACACAACCAATCATCATCGGTACCTTGAATTATTATTAAGTCGGTATCTTTAATCTTTAAAGCTTGTTCATAGATACTTCGTTCGCGATTAATAGACATAGTAGCAGCACCTACAGCACCATTAGTTACTGTTGCACCTATTTTTTTAGCAAGCATTTGTCCGAAGTTTTCTTTTGCACCAGAACCTTTTGCTACCGAATCTCCAATAACATAAATAGACTTCACATTCCGTATACTTGAAACAGATGTAAAGTCTATCATTATAGTGCCATTTTTTGTTTTTATCGTTTTACCAATTAAATCAGGTTTTGGTTTATTCAACTCAACTAAATAGTTGATAGCTTTAATTGATCTATTTATATCATTATTTCTTAAACGCTCTTTTTTACCTGGTGTTTCAGTAGATGAAACATCTAAATTTGCTACATATTTAGCAGCTTTTCTTGCCATTTTCTTATTTCTTTCTGTTAATGTAAAATCACCAAGTATTACATCTTGATTAATAATATTATTGTTCACATCACGTTTAGTCGTAATTTCAACAATTCTCACTTCATCATTGATATTATTAACTGAGTCTTTCAATACAGTTATATCACCAGGCATAGGCTTTGCTTCTTTATATGATTCAAGATGTATAAAATCAGTTGAAACGGAAATTTTAATACTATCGTTAATGACTTTTTCCATTTTCTCTTTCAACTTATCTTCGTGTTTAATACGGCCATCTATAACAGGTGGTGCATGTATTTCACCAATTACCTTTGCTACTGGGTGGACGTATGTTAATTGTAATACCCCCTCCATATACGATTCTTTTTCATCCTCAAAATCACCAAACCCTTTAATATAAGTAAAACGTTCTGATGCATCTTCTTCTAATTGTACATTATTCGCATTAATCTTTGTGTCTATTCGATATTTTGCTTCCTTACCTACAGACGTTTGCAAATAAAATGTTCTCGTTTTTTCATCATAATAATATTCAAGATTATAACGTTTTAAACCCTTTTTAAATAATTCTAGTCTTGAATCTCCTTCACCTAGATTTTCAAACCTAGAAGCATAAACTTTACTTAAAAGTTTAAAGTTATAACCACTACCTTTAAAAATAAGTTTAAAATATTCTTCGCCAGTAAAACTACCAGTATAAGATTCATGTATCCGTTTAGCTTTCAAATCAAATATTTCTCTTTTAATAGCTTTAACATATACTTTCTGATTTTCGCCAATGCTACTCTTTTTAATATAAATAATTTTATATTCATTAATATCATCAGTTCCACCTACATTTGATACTGTCCACATAGTAGAAATACTGGTAACTAAATCATAATTATATCTATCTTCTGTAATTTCAAAAGATAATACTGATTCTTCTGATACTTTATCCTGTGTAGTTGTATTAACAAATAATGGGAAACTACGCCCCACTATACTGTTTATTATTATAGGCATAATTTACCTCCCTATCTGTAATACATTTTGAATTTAAAAACAACTTTATTCACAGCTTGGTTAAAATGAAATTGATTATAACCAGGGATTAGTGATGGTTGGTTACCTGTGCCGTATTTCTTTCCATTTATAGGTATGCCATTTTTATATGTTTGTATACCATCATACTTAATGACGTCTCCTTCTTTTAAATCAATATTTTTTATGGTCATCATTTCACTCTTATACCCAGTGTCAAATGTAAAATGGTTTGTGTTTTCACCTATAATAATTTCAACAGTTAACTTTTGATTGAACTGATTTATCGGTATGTCACCAGCATAATAAACAAAATCATTATCTGTATTATAAAACGTAAACTTTCTTTGATTATTATTGCTGATGAAAGTCATTCCACTAGTCATACCCCATAAATCTAAATTATTTCCACTTTCTAAATCCGTACTATAACCAATGGACTCATAATAAGGTAATTCAACTGTTTCAAATTCTAATGTTATAATCCCTTCTGTTTTAGTCGTATCAAAAGAAACATTAGAAACCAATGTGACTAATAACTGTTTGCCATCTACATAATTAAGCTCAAATTCATGCGTAGGATCTAACATAGTCTGAAAGGGTATCTCGATATCATTAGCTGCCATTTCTCTCAAATAAAATTCACCAGAAAATAAATTTTGGATACTATTTTTTAAGTGAGATGCATATGCAATCTTACTAACACTATAACGAACAACCATTGTTGCTTTTTTATATCTTTCAACACTAGAATTAAGAAATCTGCCATTAATTCTCTCAATTTCATTAAAATCCAATTCTTTTTCTGAACCTTGTACATCGAATTCTACTACTTCTAGTTTTTGGCCAGTAATAGGGTTATCACTAATCCTATACAATTCGCCATTTTTATTTATTTCTACATCATGTGCTATAAACATATGCCACCTCCTTAAAAGTTATCTCCGATTGCTTCTCTAGCTCCTAATTCTTCAATAGTCGATTTAATCCATTCGGAATCTCCTTCATTTCTAACTAATACATTTACTATTGGCTTATTATTTTCTTCTAAGCTGTGTTTTACATCTTTACTCATATGCGCGTTAACATCACCATTCAATGAACCACCTAAACCTTCTGTTATGCCAGGTGACAAATCTACTTTAAATGCGTCCATTACTTTCATTGCCGCTAATCTGCTTTCTTTAGCCGCTTTACTTGCATATTGTGCAATTCCATTTCCTAAGCCAACCATAGAATACATACCTAAAGATTTGAACTCTCTTGAAGGTGATTTTATGCCTAACGCACTTTTAGCAGCATTTAATGCCCCTTTAGCCGCGTCCCAGGCCGCTTGCGCTAAATCTTTAGCTTTATCTATAACGCCTTGAATCATACCAGCAATCATATCAACCCCAGCTTGAGCGAAATCTGAAATAAAACTTCTCGCTTTTGATACAGCATTAGATACGCCTTGACCAACAGCAGATACTACTCGAAGAAATCCACCTACTATTTTAGCTAAAAATCTTCCCATACCTTGTTGAGCATGCGACACCATTTGAATAAATCCATTAACAATTTTTGCTAACCATTGACCTACATAAACAGCAATCGCAGTAACCAATGCACTAAATACGCTAGTTATTTTAGACCAAATTTGTGAGACTTTTGAGGAGACAGTAGCAAAAATTTGTTGCCAACTTGTACCGAAAATTCCAAGTATTCTATTTAGTGTACTTGATAAAAACCCAGTAATGATTCCCCAAATATTCACTATCGTTTGCCAAATCAACTGTAAATTTGTAGTTACCATATTCTTTAAAGTCTCCCAGGCTCCGCTAAAATCGCCTGTCAAAAGTTGAATTAATGCTGTAAATAAGGAGATGATTATATTTACAGCTATTGAAATAGCCGCACCTATTAATTGCGCCGCAATTTGAATGGTAGTCCACAATCCTTGAAACGCAGTAATGACTTGAGAAATTATCAACATAATTTGAATACCAAATATTTTATTAAAAAATTGGCCTAAAACCTCTAAAATAGGCATAATTGGTTGCAATGTAGATTGAATACTAGCCCACAATTCTTGGAACCATGAAATGATTCCTTGAATCGCACCACTGATAGTATTAGTCAAATCTTGCCACATTTTAGTGACGAAATTTCTGAAATCTTCATTTGTTTTCCATAAATAAACAATAGAACCAACTAAAACTGCTATGATGCCAACTACAATGCCAATAGGACTTGTTAGTGCAGTAAATGCAGTGCCTAATAATGGTAAAAGTTTAAATATATTTTCGATTGGGTTTAATAAAAACCCTATTGCTCCTTTAAGAATATTAATTATCCCAGTGAATATCTTACTTGCATTACCTGATGTAATAAATTTCTGTGCTAAATCTAATAAAGATGTTCCGAACAATCCTAAAAAGCTATTCACTGCCATCAATGGAACTGCTAATGACCAAATCGCACCTAATAATATTCCTGATATACCAATCAATCGAGCAATCCAAGAGTGATTTTCCATTAAAGTAGCTGTAAACCCTATGACTTGAGTAATTACTTTTAAAAGTGTGCTTGCAATTGGTGCCATTGCTGTACCAAAGGCTACTAATAAGTTCACGATATTACCTATTAACTGCATAATAACTGGACCATTTTTTTGTACATAATCAATGAACTTTCTAAAGCCCTCCGATTTACCAATGGTTTCTGACCAATTACGGAATTTTGCACTTATTTTATCTAAATATTCAAAAATAGTAGTTGAATTTTGTCCAAATATTTTCATTAAATTAAAAATACCGGCAAACACATTTTTAAAAATGTTGCCGATAATAGGTAAGTTCTTTTTAGTATATTCTATAAATTGTTTAATACTATTTTGACCATTTGCGCTATTAGCCCATTTTTGAAAAGATTGTCCTAAGCGATCAAACCAATTAGCTGACCATTGGAATAAAGGAGCTAATTGTGTAAATACGTTAATTATAGCGTCACCAAAGCGACCCAATGCACTTAATAATTTATTGAATACTGAAACCCCGGTTGTATTCATCATTTCAAAGAATTTTTGTGCTACTTTTGAATTTTCCGCCCATTCTAACATTTTCTTACTGGCAACGTTCACACCGTCAGCCACACCTTTTAATAATGGTGTTAATGATTTCATAGCGCTTTTAACTGTATTTAAACCATTAGCCATAGATTCAAATATTGCATTTGCGTTTTGTTTAACTATATCTTGCCATGTACTTTTAACTGATTCTAAAGCCGTTTGGTATTTTTGTGTAGCTGAACTAGCTTCAATCGTTCCATCTTCTAACATTTTAATTGCTGTTATTGCCATTCCTGCATATGCAACAAAACCACCAAAAGCAACAGCACCCGCTCCAGCAAATGCTACTACGCCACCAGTTAATACTTTAACTGCATTTAATACTGCAAATAGCGCTGGAACTAATCCAGCTATAATAGGTATTAATGCTTGTATAGACGTTAACATTATCCCTTTAAAAGTTTGTGAAAAAACAATACCAAATGATTTGATATCTCCAGCTAATCTATCTACATTATTTTTGAAATGATTAACTTGCGTTTCAACATTTCTAAACAGACGTTGTAATTTAGAAGTAGACGTTGTTTCAGCATCAATTTTTATTGTTTTCTTTTTAGGCATCATTCTCAAAGATTGTGTAACTTTTTTTAATTTGATCAATGCCTTTGTGATATGTGCATCAACATTAATATTTCTATTGTTAGGTAATCTATATAAATTTTGAGTTACCTTTTTTATGTTGTATTGAGCTTTTTTCACTTTTGCGACTATGTCTATTTCTTTTCGAGGAGGGATGGTAGTAAGTATCCCTTTAGCTCTAGTTAACTTTTTTTGCAGCTTTCTTAAATCAGCAGTAACATCTACATTTATTTCATCAGGTACTGAAGTTTTTGCCAATCGTTGTGCTTTTCTGATATTACGTTCAAAATTTCTAATAACTGCATATATTTTAGCCACAAAATTACTTTCCATTTTCACCCTCCCTTGTGACTTGTATTTCTATTATTTAAAGAATTTACAAATCTTCTAGTTCCTCTCATTGCTCTTGCTCTTTCCCGTTTATTTTGAGCAAGTTTTTGCTTACGTTTTAATTCGTATTTATCCTCTTCACCTCGAACAGTGTACCTTTCACGTTCAAGTTGATTTTGTAGTTTAGTTAATCTTTTACCAGCTTGAACCATGCCATTTGCTTGTGCCATAAATAACATAGATTCTTTTTGATCTATCAAAGCTTGACGCCTCCCGACGATCCAATCGCTCCATTTATGTGGAACTAAATTCATAAGTTCGTCTTCTGGAAGATAACCTATATACTGGCTTGTCAGTTGCCTTACCTCTGAATAATTTAGTAAGGTAGTTCGCCCATGATTTCTTTGTAGTTGTTCTTCAACATTTCGATTCCGTGTTTCGTTGTTTCTTTCTCTTCTTCTTTGACCATCGGTATAGATTGATTCATCTGTGACCAATAAGCACGTGATTTCTGCTTGAAAAAACCACTATTGTTCATCATGTCTAACGCACCTTGTAACAGTTCTATAGTGTCGTCTTTTTCTTCAATAACTTTCATCAATGCGTCCTCAATATCTTCGCGTTTAGGTGCTTTTTTACCTAAATATGCAGTAGCACATTCCCAAAAATCAGCAATAGATTTTGTATCTCTAGATAAAATACCGTTATAAATTGCATTAAATCCTGGTACTTTTTCTTTTTTTCCTTTTTCATCTTCACGTTCTTCAGTAAACTTTTCTGCTTTCATGTCAAAATTAAAAGTAGCTCGTGCTTTTATTTCTTCATCATTGATTGTTAAAGTTGTAATTGGATTAAATTTTTGTTTTGTCATTTTTATACCTCTTTTCAAAATTTAAAAATAAAAAAGGAGCTATATGCCCCTTTTATGCTCCTGTATCAGACGATTTTTTAGTTCTTTCTTCATAAGTTCCTTCATACTCATTCATGTTTTCAAACTCAACAGTATTAGCCGCTTCACTTGGATAAAGCCATTCTTCTGGTAATTCATCGACTTCTCCATCAGCACTATTAAATTTAACTTTGGCAGTAATTTCTATCTTGTCGTCCTCGTCATCAAATGACCAATCATGTTCTTCAATTACTACATATGCAAAAGTTCCATGATGTTTACCATTTCGTTTTTGAACTTCCCAAATCCATATACGTAATTGTTTAAATAACTTAACTGATTCTTTTAATGCTTCTTGTCCTTTATCACCTGGCACTTTATCAACAGTTAATTTTATTTCTTCCTCTACGCTATTACGTGAATAGTCTTTTTTATCTCCTTTAATCATTTCAGCTAAATCATTACTTATTGTATGACCGCCTTCATCAAGACTTGCTAGTAAAATAGATTCTTCAATCGATAATTTAGAGGCTAATTTCTTATCGGCTATTTGAATTGCTGCAATATAATTTTTCTGCAATTTATTCACTCTCCTTCATATCTTGTTTTATGTCTATATTTAAAAAGAAGCCGTAGAATGCCATGCTTTGTATACTGATCTATATCAGTAATAACTTGCTGGACACTTATACGACTTCTAATAAATTCATAGTTTGGTATATTTAATTTCCTATTTACTACAAATGAAATATCTCTTATAATTCTAGCAGCCTCATCACGATTATAGGCTCGACTATACACATGAATAGTAATTGCTACATCTTCTTTCATACTATTTGCTGTTTCTTCGGGAATAACATTAGTTTCTCCTACCACAATATATGGATAAACAGCCTTTTTTTGGACACCATCATAAACTCTATGGTTAACATGTTTATGAACTAATGGATGATTTTCTATTTTATTATACAATCTATTAAAGAATTCAGGTTCAACGGATACCCACATGTTTAATCACCTCACCCAAAATACTTTCTAAAAAATTTCTCACCTTGGTCAACTGCAGGAAACCAAAAAGGCTGTGGTTCTTGGCCATATGTGATATACCATTGACCATCGTCACCTTTATATGACCACGGTATTTTTTCAGCTCTTGAACCACCTTGTCCAGTAGCAAAAATTCCAGTCCCAAATTCAACATAGATGGCATAATCTGCGCCAACACTAATAACTGCACTATAACCACCATCTGTAAATTTAAAATCTATACTTTCTTTTAAATAACCTAAATCTACAGGAGCTAGTGCAACTGCAGCGTTATATATTATAAGTGTGGTTTTTGCTATACCTTTTTTAACCCACTCTTGCATATCTTTTTCGAATTTCTCTAAATCTACTACTAATTTGTCACTACCATATTTAACTTTGGCCAACTTCATACACCTTCAATCTAGTAAGAAGTACTTCATGCATTCCGCCTTGGTCTGTTGGTTCACCAATAACTTCATAAAGTTTACCTTCAAACTTAAAAATTGATTCTCGATCTATAGGAAAATGAAATGGTGTATATAAGTTTCGGTCAAAAGACACATCCATTTGATAAAATTTAAGTTGCTCACTGGTAGACGGTGTATCCATAAATCCATTAATTTTTGTTATTGAAACAAATATTCTTTTTTGATTTGGAAATTTACCAACTAATTCAAAACTTCCTATTTCTATTACATGCGGAAACTCATTTAATGGATCAAACATGTTACCACTTCAACTTTCTATATGGCATTAAAGGTTTATATAAAGTATCTGGTAGCTCTGTAACAAAAGAATAGCTGACCGTCCCCATAGACCGACCAGCTATATTTCCAGTTTCTCCGTATTTAATACAGTCAGCTATAAATTTTTTAACTCCAGATGGATATGGTGCTTTGAATTTATTATTACAATATTCTTCTGCCATACCTTTGTAAATTAATATTAATGCCTCTATTTCTTCATCATGTGAATGGTCATCTAATGGCTTTGAATTTAATAATTTAACTTCATTAGCATCCATTAAGTATCACCTTGCAATGCTTTAATAAGTTCTGATTTCTTCATATCAGAATAGCCTTCAATACCCTGTTTTATAGCCGCTTCTTTTAGTTCTGCTACTTTCATACTCGAAAAGTCTTTTGCTTCTGAAATAGGCTTAATCAAAGGTATTCCTTGTCTATTTTTATCAGTAGATAAATCTTCTAAGCGTTCAGCACTAACTTTTAATCCATCACGTGGAAAAGTATCACCAACATTGTATTCGTAATCATTATCTTGTAAGTCTGTAAAGTATTTAATAGCTTCATAGGTCATAATTACTCACTCCTTATGCTCCTGTATCTTCGGTTCTAACTTCTGTAGCATGTGCGTCAATACCATCTCGGTTAGTCTCTACCTCAGTTCCACCAATTGTATAAATGAATTTTTGTAAGTGTTGTGGCACAAAAGCACCAGTATAAATTAATTGTTCTACTAAAGTACCAAACATACCTGGGATATTTGAATTCATCTTAGCTAAATCAGCTTGAATTGGTGAGGCTAATACTTCACCAATAACGCCCATTGCTTGTACACCTTGTAAAAACTTAGTCGGTACTTTTACAACTAAGAAACCATCTAATTCACCTTGAATTCCTTTACCTAAAACTCTTTGCTGAGTATCTCCTTGTGGTAATTCAATAACAAATTTCTTAATTCCTTTATAGAAGCTAGGTGATACAAATAGCACACGATTTTGTGATGCATTAATCTCATCTAATTCAACAGATACATCTAATACAGCATCGTACTGTGCATCTGCGCCACTACCTAATGTTAAATGCTTGGCTTTATTGCGGGCTAATGTAGCAAAACGTAAGTTATCTAAATAAGGTGATACAACTTCTGCAGCTTGACGTGCCACCACATAATTAATATCAATATTACCTTCTGTATCGCGTTTATCGAGTGCATCTACAAAACGTCCCCAGTATTTCTCTTGATCTAAGAAATAAGTAGTTTCTTGAATTTGTGGATGATCCCATTCATTTTGGGCATTTCGTTCATAGTCTTTTAGTTCAGTTATATCCCCTTTTAATACAGTAAATGACCGACCTTTCATAAAAATTGCGTCATTACTAATGATCGCAGGTGATGAATATGAGTGTTTAGCTGTTACTTTTTCAATAATTCCAATATGCTTGTTTTTTAGTAATGTTTCTCCAGGTTCGACCGTAGTTTGTTCAGCGAAATGCTGTAAGTTAAGTCTTAATTTTCCCATTATTTATCACTCCTATTTTAAAAATTCTGTCCACTGTTCAGTAAGTTTTTCCGATTCAGGATTAGCGCCAACTAGAGGTGAATTTCCTCTCGGTTTGTCAGCACCAAACAAATGTATATTTTCTTCTTTGAAACTTTCTAAGCGTTTATCTAAACCTTTTACTGTTCCATCGTCTTGTAATTCCAATCCTTCTTTATCAATAAGTTTTAGAACATGATCAGCGTTGACAGCATCTTTTGCCACTGCAACTTTGATAGCATTATCTAAACGCAACTCTTTCATTTTCGATTCATATTCAGCGTTAGTGTTTTTATATTCTTCAAGTTGCTTTTCTAATGCTTCTTTATCATCCACTTTAGACTCTAAATCTGTAATTTGTTTGTCTCGCTTAGAAATTTCTTCATTTGCTTTATCAAGTTCATTTTGAATTGATTTGGCATTATCTTTAGAATCTTTTAATGAATTGTGATGCTTATCAATAATTTTTTCGATAATTTCATCTTCTAATCCTAAATTGCGTAAAAATTCTCTTTTCATATTCCATACTCCTCACATTTTTTATTACGGTGGTCTTATCCACCATTGAGCTTTGCACCTTTTAACGCCTTAAGCATATTTGGGCATAAAAAATAGCCACCACACACTGTGTAGTAGCTTTAGTCACTTATTTCAGGTCTCACTTCAATTTTAATTGGCTCTCTTTCATTAGATGTACTTCCCTTTAATGTCTTTCTTTCGTTATTTAATTCATCATAATTATGTGCCTTAATTAATAACTCATTATAGTCATCTAAATACATAATCACTTTATTTTCTTCCATATAATCACTTCCTAATTATTGATATAAAAAACAGACCTTTTAACGCCGTATCTAGGGCGAATCATTTTATTTTTTACCTTTCTTAGATTCTTCTATTTTCTTTTTAAAATCATTAATTTCTTCTTCAGTTATTTTGTCATAATATTTCGCATCAAGTTTTCCATCTAACTCCCATCTTTTTTCAATACTTAAGTGCTTATATTCTTTATTCATTGCAATTCCTCCACTATTATATTGACACTAAGTTCTTTCATATCTTCATCTAAGTTTTCGATATAAAATTTCACTCCATGATTTAAAAGAATTTCTTCTTCCATTTTCAAATTAGAATAATTCTCTATAGATAATGCATTGGCTCCTTTTGGAATTTTACAAATCATTTTCCACCCATCTCCAAAGTATTGAGTGTTATCAATATGTCTCGAGGTGCTTTTGAATCCAATACCAATACCTATTAGTTTACCATTGTCATCTTTAATTAAATTTTTATAAATAGCTTTCAGTTCTTCTAATGAAATTCCTCTATATGTAATAAAGTCTTCGGGTATTTTATAATTACTAATTGCTGAGTTTAGGTTTCTTATATCTTCAAATACTGAACTATATGCACTTGGATTTTGATGTACAGGTGTAGATTGTCCATTAAACTCACCTTTTAAGAAACCATTAATGAATTCTGCTTTAGGTGTCGTATAATCAGAAATAGATTTTTGTATATTTTTTGGTAATTGATCTATATAATTTGTACCATCATTAACCACTTTTACGCTTTTCTTGTTATCTGGTTCTTTTATCTGAGAATAGTCAATATTCTTTTTAACATACTGCTTAGGTTTCTCTTTTTGTGCCTTTTTTATTTTAGATTCTTTCCACTCATTATAAGTTTGAAGTGGTTCAATAGAAGTACTGCCATCATCATTTCTTACTCTCATTGTTGTTGGCAATTCATCTTCATCTATATAATAAAATAACTTACATCGACAGGCAATGTTCTCACTTGCACTTTTGATCCCTACAAATAGTTTAGGTGCTGATCCAACACATCCACTAGAATGAAATTGTTCATCTAGAAGTAAGCTAACACCATCTAAATCTCTATGCGTAACTCTAGTACGTGTGTCTTTAGTCGCAAACCATCGTTTTTTCATATCTAGACCATTTTTCTGTGCTACTTTAGCGCTATCTAATCCAGCTTGTGACATTGCTCTACCCGCTTCAGTACGTGCTACTCGCATAGATTGTGCCTTTGTCATACCAATATCATCACGTAATGATTTAGCTATTTTAGAATATCCTTCACCACTCATAATACCTTGCGTAATATTCATTCTGATTTTTCTTAGAACATTTTCACGATGCTTTTCTAAAGTGGGAATTAATTTAATAAATTCTATAGGTTGTTCAATTGCTCTTAAAATCACTTCAGGACTAGGCACATCAATTTGCATGGGTATTTGACTTGCCATTTCATATAAATAAAGGCTCATAAGGAATTTTTCTATATAAGCATCTGCTTGTGATTTTTGAATAGCCTTGGCTACTTCTCTATAATCATTTGTAAGCATCGTACCTATACGAGTTAATTCCTTATTGAGCCTATTGTATTTATTAAATTCAGTCCAAGTGACATGTGGACTATCAGCTTGATATTTTTCAAACATGTCATTGATTTCTTGTTTTATTATCTTTAATCTTCGAGCAAAAAGCAATTCAATTTCTTTTTCAGCTTTTTGTATTAATAATTCTATATACTTATCTATATCATTCTGTGTTGTTATCTCTATGTTGTTCTTGTTGTTCATCGCTTTCCCCCGTTATAGAAGGTAATTGTTTATTTAGTTCATATCTTTCATTTTGAATTCTTTCTAATTCTGCTTCTAAATCTTCAACGAAAGGATGGTTTTCAATAACAGTTTCATGACTCACCACGCCCATTGAAGATTGCGCCATTTGTACTTGTAATTCTGTGTTTGCAACTTTGTTATAATTAAAACTTATATCAATTTCCTTATGATTAACTTTTAAATTATGATGTTCTATTACGTACCAAAGTAATTCTTGTATGGCCACTTTTGTTTTACGAGCTAATTTATCGGCTTTTAAATTTAAATTAGTGTATAAAAACTCTAATGCAACACCACTTGGTGCAGAACCAAATTTATCAGAACTAAAATCTACTGCTTGGCCAAATAACATTATATTTTCATATAACATCTTTAAATACTTTTCTGTATTTTCTACAGGTACTTTAATTTCAATTGTATCTACACCACCATCAACGTTACTTACTTTAATAGCGCCATAATGTCGCATATTACGTTTAAACTCTGATAAATCGGTGTCATCGTAATTAGTTAGAACATATATTAATTCATTTGATTCTTTAAACATGTTTGCTGTATCAGATAAACGCCTATTATATGCATCTATTTGAGTTTTATACATAAACAAATCTGAGCGTTCGGCATCGTTATTTTTAAAAGGTATAAAAGGAATACGCCCCCATGAACCAGTACTAAAATGTGTTTCTTGACTTTTTAAATTACGTGAGTAATCTCTTATTAAACTTCCATTATCATATATATAATAATTAATGAACGTTTCGTCCCAGTATTCTACTTTCATATCATTATCTATATTATAAAAGCGTATAAATGCTTCGAGTTTTTCGTGCTCTCTATCTTTCCATATCGGTACTGCTTGCTCAGCTGGCACTCTAAAAAATTTGAGTTCTCCCTCTTCGTCAATATATGGATGAATCCACTCAATACCTTTATTACTTGCACCAGTCAATACACTATGTAACTTGTCATCAAATCTACTTCCTAGCGCTAGATTGATTTGCTCTATTACATTGTTATCTGTGTATTTGAATTCGATTGGTTTTCCAACTAAATAAGATACTTTTTGATCAACCAAATTCGCATGAAAATTAGTAATTAATCTTTCATCTGGTTTTAATGGGTCTACTTTACCTGTTGCATCTCTTGAAGGTGGGTCTCTTATAATATCTGGCTCTTGATCATAATATTTTTGGCCAATTTCAAAGTTTGGTATTTTTTTCTGATGTGCTTTAATGTATCTTATAATCATTTCTTCTAATGTTTCAGGTTTATTATTATTTTTAATTATGTCATTAAATATTTCTGTCTGTGTTGGTTCACTCGGATACAAAATATCTCCTCCTTACTTAAAACCAGTTCCTGAACCTTTGCTAGATGTATAAATTGCATATCTCAAAGCATCTAAACAATCATCATTAGCTTTTACTGGTTCATCTTTTTTCTCATCCCAAACGTAGTTATATATTTCATCTTTAAACAACTTAACTTTGTCTTTAATAATAAATAACTCATTAAGTTTGAATCCTCTAGCAACTACTTCTATACCAGATAAAACTGATTTATCCGCATATCTAGCTTTTATTCCTTCTTTACCAAATCTGCTTATATGTTCAGTTCGAGCAGTGTCACAATAAAATAAGATATTGCCATGTCGCTCTATAACACCTTTTGCGATTTTAACCCAATCATCAATTTCTTTATGTTGATAAGCATGTTCTTCAATTAAGTATCTTTTGCCTTCCATATCTTCAGCAATTACAACAATTGATCCATGATGTTCATATCCCCAGTCGACACCAGCATATTTCTTTTTGATTTGCTTTTGATTATATTCTTCTTCTGTGATGTAGTGTATTTCTTCGTTAAAATCTTTATACACAACACCTTCAGCTGCTACCCATTTACCGTATATATCCCTATCGGTAAACATTCCTGTTGGCGTACTAGCAATAATTGATTCAATATATTCACTATCTAAAAAAGTATTATCAAATAAAGTAAATTGAAATGCTTTTATATTAAGTCTGCCATTGGATAATGTTTGTCCAGAATTATCAATATAATCTTTTTTAACTGGATGCATCGGATTTTCAGGGTTTGTGTCTACTAATATTCTTGCACCTTTATAACTACAACGAGAAAACACCTCTTTAATAAAAGTGTCATGTAGCGCTGTTCCTTCATTGAGAAATGCTCCAGCTGATGTAAAACCACGTGCTTTCTTCCAAGAATCTGCATTTTGACCGTCAAACACATAAACTTTATTTCCAAATATTTTAACTGCATTTGATTTATCTAATTTAAGCTCTTTTCCAAGTATTAATTCCATATCATCTAGCACATTACGACGGATAGATGCTTGAGTAGCACCACCTATAATAAAGTTCAATCCTTTATTCTCATAACCAGCTATGTGCATTAAAAAAAGCAGTATAAAAACATACGTTTTACCTGCTCGCTTAGCTCCACTTGCTATTAATATTTTTGGCCGTTCATTTATAAAACAATTCCAAACTTCTTGTTGTTTTGGATTTAATACTTTATCTATCATTTAAACCACCAGCTAACTTAATAAGTGCTTTAGCAATTTCAGACTCTTGACTATTATTTTCTGCATTATCCATTTTTTCAATTTTCTTCTGAAGCATTTGTATTTCTTTATCAAGTTTTTCATTAGCTAAACGACCATTTAAAATGCCATGAACTTTTAATATATGTTCTATAGATCGTTGGCGTTCTTCAATTCTAGGTGTAATGGTATACGTAACTTCTTTATCAACTTCATCCTTTAAATTGTTATATATCTTTGTATAAGACTGTTGATGTTCACCTCGAGCTATTGATGCAGAAATCATTAATGCTTCCTCCACACACATTAACCGCTCTTCTTTTAGTTCGCAAAGTCGCTTGTTTATATATTCCTTAATGTATGGTTTTGTTAAGTTTTCAGCTCCAACTGATCTAGCAGTTTTCTTACTATAACCAGCTTTTATTGCCGCTTCTGAAGCATTGCCAGTAATAATATACTCATCAGCAAACTTCTGTTGTTTTACTGTTAATTTCATGTCATCGAATCACCTTCTTATGCTAATTTCTAAAAAAGGAAAAAACCTAACTAGGATTTTTTCCTTTTATTTTTTCTATTCATAATCATTAATAAGATCATTAAATACATTAGTACTACTACCATAAATATTACTACCAATAGAAACAAAGACTCTTGATTTAACAATACATTTGTTATTTTGCCTTCAGTATATATAATGTATAACCCACCTAAAAAAATATATACATATATAATCGAAAATACTAAGGCGAAATTTGTATATATTTTTTTCTTGTTATAATAGCTATCTTCTTGGGTTTCTTCTATATTTATCTCACTATTAATTAATAAACTCTGTAAAAGGGTATCTTTTTTTGTTGTTTCAAAAATTATATTATCAATAATGTTTAATGCTATGAGCGCTTTAGCTTGGTTTAAATTATTCATTTTATCTAGCTTTACATTATACTCTTTAGATGCTCCTAAAATTATTGTTTGCAAGAGTTCATCCTCGATGTGATTATGTATATGGATATAATTAACAATCTTTTCTATCACTAACTCATTAGCTTGCTTTATACTTTTATAATTATTAATTTTTTGATAAATCCATTTTAATAATAAACCACCACTCGCCAGTAAAATTGGATATATAATATTAAAAAATACTTCCATGACTATACTCCTCAATTATCTTTATTTATATTTATTATACTACAAAAAGCATCTATAAACTGTGAATGTAATAATTAATTTTTTTAGTCGAACAAGTATTTAAATTGGATTTAGAACTTCTTCAATAATTATAATCAAATATAATCTCAAAAAACAAATTCAGTCGATTTATTCTAATTTGTCGTAATTAGTCGATTTTGTCGCTAAATTGTAGTTGGTATAATTCCTCTATGAGTAATTTCTTTCGCTTAAAATATTCATCTTTTTTGATATCCATTATGTACATAATAGATTTTGAATCATTGCCCAATTTCATGAGACTAAGCATACAATAGTTCTGATCATCACGAATTTTTTCATGGAACATATTAACAAAGTTTATTTTATCCACTAGTCTTTTATTAGCTGTAATCATTTTATCACGTTTAAAAACATTTTGTTCTACTTTACTATTATTATCGCCTTGTACTTTTGGTAGTGATGATTCAATTCCATATTGAGCTATTGAATTGCTATCTATGTCTGGAATTAATTCAGCTAGCGTATTGCAAAATACTTTGTAACTTTCAATAATTTTTTTAATTTCAGTTCTTTCGTACATGCAATACCTCCATTACTTTTCTAATTGTTTCAGTCTATTTTCGAGCAATTTCTTCTCATATTCTCTCGACTCTAGTTGTCCTCTCAATTTACTATTTTCTGAAACAAAACCTATGATTAATAGTAATAAAAATATAACAATTATCACTAGCCACATTATCGTTTCACCTCAAACTTTTCTGCGCCCTTTTCTTCAATAACAACATCACTGTTCATCACTTGAACACGTTTACCATCAATATTAATTACTAAGGCTCCACCATCATTATATTTAGTTCTAACATTTTCACCTTTGTACTGTTTAATTACATCACCCGTTTTACTATAAACAGTGACAGTTCTTTTTAAGCCTTTAGTGTCACTCTCATGATCTTTTTTAACATCATCAAACCAAGTACAACCTCCTAAGATAAAAGTTAATATTACTACTGGAATTAATAATAGTTTTTTCATAGTTGTCTTCTCCTTTAATATTAGTATAAAACCCTACAAAATAAATATGTGTATTACACATTGCATTGTTATCACTCCTAAATTCATGTAGAATATTATTTTGTAAATTAATTTTTTAGGAGATAAAAATGAAAAAAAACTTAAAAGATTTATTTCTAACTGATTTAGGTAATAAAATCGAAAAAATCACAAAATCATTTCTAGTTATTACTATCGTAGTTTGCTTTTTATACGTATGCGTTTCTACCTATACCAAGTTTCCACAGATACTCATGAAAACTGAAGGTAGTAATTTAGGTTTACTTTTAAAATCACTTCAAGAAAATTGGTTTTTATCATTTTTACTATCATTTCTAGTTACATATTTAATTTTTATTTTCTGGATGTTATTCATCTTAATTCTTAATTTCAATCACACCATAAAAATTTTAAAAATTAGTTTACTATGCTCGTTAGGTGTATTCTTGATAACATTCATTTTTGTATTTATATTAGCTTCTACAAGCCCCTCAAATAACACGATTGTTTTCAGTGCATTATCAGCTATTGGCGCATCTATAAGCTTTTGTTATACTGTTTTCAATAATAACAAGCGGTAGTTTAAATTATCTCTTATTATTTTATTTAGAAATTCTCCATCTACACTTAATATATTAAGCGTGAATGTCATTTGCTTTAGCTCCATTAAATAACCATATCTATTAATTTATTACCTTAATATCATTTAAATTAAATTTCTTATTCCAAGGAGCCCTACTATTGATTAAACATACAAAAGCAACTTCAAACAAATATTATAATTTAAAGAATAAAGAAAAAATAATTTTAAATAGTGATCAAAACCAATATTCAAGCATTAATTCCACAAAAGAAAATACTAATATTTTAGAAAAAATTCAAAAACCCTATAGATATAGTAAATGGTCTATGTTTTTAATATGCATTTTATTATTTGTACTTAATGTTAGTGTTTTATTTAATACCATTGTCAACAGTAAAAGTACTTTGCCCATTGATTATATAGCAATTTCATTAACTACTATTACTTTAATTAATGGTAATCTTATCCCTAAGTTATATAACTATTTCGTCAATGTAAGTAAAGAACAATATTATAATACATTTAAAGATTATGAAGAGACAGAACTAATTAAAATTAAACTTTGGGAGAGTGAAATCCAACTTTTTTCTTATATGACAATCTTTTTTTCTTCTTTTCCTTTTTTATATTTTGTTATAGGAAGCTATGTTTCTCAATTCTTAACACAAACTATGACTTTTTTAGCATTATTATTTTTAATAATATGGTTTTTTTACAAATTTAAAAAAGCAAAGTTTAATTTCTTAATGTCAATTCTTCACTTTTCAAAACGAAATAAATGATTCATTTTCTTACATTTAGTCAATCTTTTTCATAGTTACTTAGATTTTTAGGATATATATCATTTACCATCATATCTTGCACATATTGACTTCTTGGATGTACTTGAGGCGTACCATCGTATAACCATGGTTTCTTTTCTCTCTTTTGTTTTTCTTCTAAAAGCAATATGTGCAATTTCTTGTTATGTTCTACGCAAGTTACTTTTCGCTTTTGTTCATTTTCTCTAAACTCTTTTATCTTCATACCAACTGGTACATTTACTGATTCATATAATGACCAACCTAACTCAATTCTTCTGCATAATAGCGCCATAGATACTTTATTTTTCTGAAGATGTATTTTCATTTCTTTAGTTAAAGGATATTCCTTACCTTTTACTTTGAATTGATGCATTAGCATTTCTCCTCTACGTTTGCTATTCCTAAAACTGTAGCGTCTGTATAATCATTTTCATATTCAAATAAATTATCTGCTATACGATCAATGAAATTTTGTCTAGTTTCGTATTTCCCCTGTGCAGCCTTAATTCGCTTTTCGAATTCCACCGTATATCTAAGTGTTACTGTTTCTTCTGACAAAGCAATCACCTACTATATGTACTCAAATATGCATGTTTGATATTCTTTTGTTAATTTGTCATTTTGAATAAATGTGTTTAACTCATCTTCCGTAAGTTTCCAATGTTTTCCTGAATAAAATGTTCGTTCCACACCCGTAAGTTCATATAGTCCATTAGGATATAAGCTCACATGAAACATTAATTTTCCGTTTCCATCATACAGGCCGAACTGTTTCATTTGAATTCACCTCGTAATCGTAAATACCATTTCTTGTTTCTCTTTCTAACTTTTTTTGAACTAATAAATTATCTAACTTATAAATATCACCATCAGCATAATCAATTAATTTCTTAACATACATATCTGACAAACCTGGGACATTTAAATAAGCTCTGACATATGCTTTTGTAATCATCGAATCACCTTCAAGTTTTTCAATCTGTAATCTATACCGCTCAATTCAAGCACAGTTGCATTTTTTATCATTCTGCTAAATATCCGTTCTGAATCTAGACCATTCGTCATTTCCTCTAGCCTTAAATTCGTGGTTATAATATTATGCTTATCTACACGACTTTCTAGAATTTGGAAAAGTTTCCCCATTCCATAGTCATTAAGCTTAATTCCATAATCATCAATCACCATTAGGTCAACACTTTTTATTATTTTTAAAAGTTCTGATTCGTGCTCACTAGAATTATTGCTATATGTGCTTCTGAACATCGAGATAGCATCTTGAACATTCAAGAATAAAGCTGTATATCGCTGCTTCATTATCTCTTTAGCTATTGACATTGCTAAGTGCGATTTTCCTATCCCACAAGATCCAGTGAGGATTAGTGACTGCTTGTTATTTAAGTCAAAGTTCTCTACATACCGCTCACAGATAGCCTTTGCTTTTTGTTGTATCTCATTTGCTGCTATGTATTCATCGAAAGTTGCTTTTTTAATTTCGTCGTTTACGTGAGAATACTTGAACATACGTTTAACTTTTTGGCTCTCTATTGCATTTTTACGACGTAGCTTTGCTTCTCTCAATTGCGCATTTGATTCACACGTACACCCGTCTTTATATTCATAACCACTCGCAAATTTGTAGTAGTCGTAGTTGTGCTTACACTTTTCACAGGTAATCCCTAATTCCTCTACAACCACTTTGCTTATTTTAGGGTTGTTTTCTCGAAGTTTCTTTGCGACATCGGCTATTTTCGTCATTGAAGTAACGCTTTGGTTCATAATGTTTCGGTGATATTCTTTTTTTCTGTCATCAACGTATTTTCTTAATTCTTCACGCTCTGCATGACTCATAGTTTCACTGTCCATTTCGCGCCTCCTCAATCACTTTAAGATAAGGATTATCACAATCCTTCTTCTTGGTAATATTTAGCTTTTGGGTATTAATCAATGCTTCAACATCACTCAATGACTTCACGCCACTTTCATACCAACGTTTGAGTATGCCGTTGATGTAATTCCAGCGTTTAGAATTATTACTTACCGCAATCTCCATTGCTTTAATAACAATATCATCTGCATCTTTTGGGAATTCATCAAGCCATGCATTGATTTGATCAACAATATAGGGCTGTAAGTTACCGAAGCCGTTTTGTTGGAAGAAGTCAAACGCCAACACCTTGGGGGGACTACTGTAAATTTTACAATCACCTATACTCCTGTCTTTGTAACTTATATCTAGTTGTGGTTGTTTCTTTTCATTCTTCTCATTCTTTACATTCTTCTCATTCTTGTTTGTGTGCTTTTGTGATGCATCTGTGTCGCTTTCGTGATGCTTTTGTGATGCATCCGTGATGCTTTTGCGTCGCTTTTCTGAATCTCTACTTTGATAAAACTCATAATTGAGAACGGTTAAGAGCGTCTTTTTTGTGTCGCTTTTTGCTGTTAACATACCGTCGCTTTCCAATGTTTTCAAATACATTTTCACCTTGTTATTAGACCAAGACCATCTTTCACAAAGTTTTCTAATACTAATAATTTTTTGTCCACGTTTCACTAAAATCAATTCTTTTCCTAACAAGACTTTTTTATCCTCATGATTAACCATCAATAAAATATCTAACCATGCTTCAAAACGAGAGTACTTTCTCTTTTCTTCATATAACCAATGTTCTCTTATAGATCTATGAACTTTTATCCATCCGGTCATGTTTTCTCACCTCTTAAAACAGAGGGAGCTATTTGCTCCCCTTATTCAATTTTGTCTTGGTGTTCTATACTTTCATTCTCTTCGACCTCTGAATAATCGGTAACATCGATTACAGTGGACATATCTTTGTCTATCTCTTCCTTAATCGTACTGTCATTTTCAACTGCTTTATTCATTTCAATAGATTTTGGTGCATATTTTAATACTTCTTTGAGTACTGTTTTCTTAGCCATAGCGTCATAATTTGTAACCCAAGGAGATGTCCACCCTTTTTGAACAGCCTGACTAAATGCTTTAGCATGTTTATCAACTCTTTCTCTTGTCCAATAAACAAAGTCATACCCACCATTTTTCAAATGATAAACTGCATAATAACCAATTGGTTCTCCCTCGGGTTCTTGCGATGGAATATGTATTAAATCTTTGAATAAGCCATATCTATATTCAAACTCATCATTGATATATACTTCATGTGAATAGATTGATTTATATTGGCCACTTCTAGTAGCTAAATCTATCAATCCTTTATAGCTCAATTGAAATTGCACTTTACCTCCATATGGTATTAAGTACGCTTGGCCTAGTCCTGTATTAGGTTCTACACCTAACTGTGATGCTTGCATTAACGCAGCAATAAAACTCATCTGATCACACTCTAATAATTTAGGGGTATTACTTACTGCAGTCATAGCTATTCGAGCCATTCTATCTGAATCCATATGCTTAGGTAATGCTCTTTGAATTTCTGGTGCCATTTTCTTCAGTAAATGATTTAATTGTGTTTTTGGATTTTGTTCTTTGACTCCATTTGGTTTATGTTCAATAACTTTTTGTTTTAACGTTTCATTTGTTGCCATTTACTATCCTCCTAATGATTCAATTGTTTAATTCTAAGTACTCGATACTTTGATACTTTTGTATACTTGGTCGCTAAATCTGGATAATCTTGTTCAAATGCTTTTTTATCAAATGATGTTTTATTTTGCATTTTCCAACATACTTTGAAATTTTTAGATATTCCGAGTTCATCATTTCCTAGTGTTGCTTTTATTTCATTTTCATATTTTTGTTTAAGTGTTCTAATTTCTTTTTCTTCTTCTTTTACTGCATTTAATGCTTCAATGGTTGTTTCAATCTCATTGTTTAATGTTTTTTCACTATCAAAACTTTCATGATATTTTTGCTTCAAAAATTCACTTGTAGCATCTGAACCATCCATATCGGGTATCTCATTCCCCAATATATATCGCTCCCAAAAGTCTTTTTCTTTATCTATAATGAGATTAATTAATTCTTCATCACGTTCAATCTCTTTCCATATGAATCTATTACCGCCAATCAACACTGCAATATAAGCTTTTTTATAACCTGTAACTGCTAAATAATGTTGTACTTGAGCCAGATAAGAGCTGGGAATTTCATCATCTTCCCATTTGTCTTTATTGAATTCTGAAGTGGTTTTGCATTCTAATAAAGATTCTTCGCCAACTACGGAACGATCTATATTTGCGATCATAAAATCATATTTAGGATGTCTGAACATCTTATTAACTCTTCTAACCTTTTTACCTGTACGTTTACTAAACTCTTGAGCAACTATATCTTCTAAAACATTGCCCCAATAGATATATTCATTGTCTAAAACTGGTTCTTTAACTTCACCAATTTTTTCAAAATATAACTGTATTAGTGATTTCCATTTATTAACACCTAGTATTGAACCTACATCAGAACCACCAATTCCACTTTTACGAGCATTCAACCAATCTATATGAGACATATCTTTTGTATTTATAAAATCATTATTCAAGTTGACTAATCCCCCTAACTTTGTGTATATTTAAGTTGTATATTTTTGTATCTGACTGTTAGTAATTGCTGTTGCTAACAGTCTTTTTTTATTGCTATATCGTAAAACCATCTTGCTAAACTGCCACTTATTATTCCAAAAGCTATACCCAACACAATGCTCAGATGAAAATCTTCTGAAAGTAATAAGCTATAAAAAGTAGTTATAACCCAAACCATTACACCAATATAAAAAGCAAAATCAGTTTTGCTCATACTATTCACCTCCTTCTAAAAATCTCTTTCCAATTTTCTTGGATAAATTGATACATTTTAGGCCCATTAAATCTCCATTGATTAAAATCACGATTAGGTTCATGAACAATATCTAATTCAATTAATTTTCTTTTGAACTTTGGCCTATCCAGTAATCTATCTTTAATAACTTCATCTGATTTAATCTTTAAATTTTCTTTTAAATCATCCATAGTCCATACTGCTTTTTGTTGATTCATAATAAGTTGATCGTGTTCATCTTTTGTAATGACTACATATTGCTCTGGTATTGTGACTGTTAATTGTGTCATGTAGTTACTCCTTTCAATTTTAGGTTGTGCTATACTATATTTAACTATTATTCGAAAAAGGTAGTGAAAATAATGATAAAGATTTCTTTTACTCAGTTCATGAATTATGCGATTAAAAATGGTATGCCAAAAATTACTGCTGTGAAAAACATTAAAAACGCTCCAGACTATCACCCTGGTATCGATTATTGGAAAGAATTTAGAGATAAGGTTAGAAATATTCATTCCAATAATAAAAACATCAATGAATTAGATACTTTACTAGATGAAGTAAGTGAGAAAAAAATTATTAATTATCGTCAAGCTATTAATAAATACAAATCTTTCGTTAAGAATAAAGAAGTAAAATGGTTTGACCCTCCAAAATCGAAATTTGCTTATGGAGATGTAACAATCAATGTAAATCATGAATTAGGACTTTATATCAATGGGAAGCCCTACTTAATCAAATTATTATTATCCAAAGATGGAAATAAATATGCTAAGAAAGGCAATCTACAAACTACTTTGGCTCTTTCATACCTGGCAACAGAATTTAAAGAGTTACCAGAAAATACATCAAGTATGATATTAATAGTTGATAAGAAGAAAACACATGAAAGTAATTATCCAAGCAATGATGCTATAGCACTGTTACAAAGTGAGGTAGTATCGTTTCAAAGCATTTACAACACAATTTAATTATCATTACTCATATCATTAAAATGAGAAGCACAAGTACTGCATATTGTTAATTGGTTGTCGTGTAATAATTGAGAACTAATTTTACTTTTTAAGCAAATATCGCATTGTTCAATTTTAAATTTTGATAAATCGCTCTTAATCTCTTCCGCCAAGATGACGATTAGGAGTGTAATTTTTAATACTTGTTTCAAATTCGTATTCTCCTTTCGTGTATAATATTTAACAAGGTGGTGTTTAATTTAATGAATTTAACAAATGAATTTGAAAATTTAACTAAGGATCAGCAATATATATTATCTATCCTTTATAAAAATTATTTGGAATGTGTTAAATCAGGAGAAATCAAGTTGAAATGTAATAGCTTTTCATCAGCTAAAGAAATTCATCAAAAACATTTTGTTTCATTTCATTTTGAAGATATCGAAAACGATTTAAAAAAACTTAAGAATCAAGGTTTTTTAAGTGGTGTATTTGCTGATAATACAATTTTTCATGTAACTATTACTGATTTAACTATCGTTTACTTTGAAAATAAATTTAAAAATGATACGAAAAACTTGTTAGATAATATTTCAAAAATCGCATCATTTATTCCCGGTCTATAGATATTACTATCGCGATATTAGCCGCTAGCAAACGTTTAAAGAATATCATCATCGTCGAGTTGTAACTCAACGGCTTTTCTATTTAGCTGTGCATCATTTATTTTATTCAAACTATATTTTTCCTTATTGCCATAATTTTAAATTGCCCTCCGTGGTATAATATTTTTAATTATTATAGAAAGGAGTTATTGACTATGTCGAATATTACTATTAATCAACGTGCTCATGATTTAGCTTTATTAAACATTGAAATTTGCGCAAATGCTGATATTCAAAACGGTGGCAATGTAACAGTAGATTTAATTAACGATTATGTTAAAAACTATGCCAAAGCTAAATCAGAATTAGAAAATCTTTCTAAAGAACATCCAAGCTTATTTTCTTAATTTTTAAATAATTTTCAATCTTACAAACCTTCCAAGTCACAACCACCATTGTGATAAGGAGGGTTATTTTGTATAGTTTTTCCATTTCATTATTCCTTTCTTTTTAAATAATAGTCAAAAAGTCAGTCCAAGTTTCCAATTTTAACTAAAAACCGCTCAATGAATTTGTTATGAATATAAATTAGAATATTAAAGTAGCGTTTTTTCACTAAATCTCCACCTATTCAATTTTTTATGTGCATTTTTGGAACATTGCTCTTAAAAAAATATTTAGGAAATAACATTTGAATTGGAATTTTCAAATCTTCAGAGAATATTTCTGCCTCATCTAAATTTATTGGTAAAATACCACGTTCTCTTTTACCATATTGCTGACCTGATACACCGATTAATTCTCCCATGTAAGTTTGTGTTTTTTTAGCTTCTTTTCGGAAGCTATACAACTCTTTGTGCATTTTTGGAACACCTCCTTGATTTAACTTTACCTCATGTGTTCCAAAATTGCAAGTACTAAAAGTTAAATTTTGCTGCTCTTTACCTTATTCCATTATTTCGTTGCACTTTTGGAACTCTAAATATATAATTAAAGTGTAGAACGTAAAAATGAATGGAGAAATTTATAATGAATGAATTCCCAAAAAACTTAGAATATCTTATGCACAAAAACAATATAGATGATACTAAGCTTGGTGAGTTAGTTGATGTTAACAGAACTACTGTTACGCGTTGGAGAAAAGGAATTAGAAGTCCTAAACTAGAAAAACTTCCTGAGATAGCTCAAGTATTTAATGTTGAACCCATTGATTTGGTTAGAAAAGAATTAACAAACCCCACCATTACAAAAATAACAGAAGTATCGATTAAATTAACTAGTGAAGCACAACATCGTGTTCTCTCTTATGCTGAACATCAATATAAGGAACAAGAAAGCACAGTAAATGAAGATACTTTTAATGTAACTAATATATATAATCATAAAAAGGAAAATATAGAAGCTGAAGAAAATGTAATCCCCTTCCCTATATACGGAGCCACAGGCGCGGGTGTAGGAGAAGAAATATATGATGATGTATTATATGAAGAAATTAATATCAATGTAAATGATCTACCTAAAGATGCTGAATTTGGGATATTAGTTAATGGTGATTCTATGGAGCCAATGTTTGATAAAGGGAGTTATGCGTTTGTTAGCAAACAAACTCAAGTGTTTAACAACACAATTGCTTTAGTTGTATTAAATAATGTTGCATTGATTAAGAAAGTTGTTTTTAATGAGAACACTTTAAAATTGGTATCAATCAACCCTTATTATGATGATATATACGTAAGAGATAATGATAACTTTAGAGTTGTTGGACGAATAGTTATGTAGAATTACTTAGTTTTAAAACGTGTCGTGGCACACGTGTGTCTAAAATTAGATTGTTTAATATAAATAAAGTATTTTATCAAAAGGAGCGTTAGTTAATGGATTTAAATGCATATGATTTACTAATTTTACATTTGAATGTTAATAGAAAAGTTGGAAATGAAGTTACTCATCATAACTACATAATAGAAAATAAAATTCCAGTAAGTAAACATTTACAAAATTTGATAGACAAAGATATATTAGTCTTAAAATCTGACTACAATAATTCATTACCATTATTAAAAATTCCTGAACTAAAGGAAATACTTAGAAATAACAATTTAAAAGTTGGTGGTAAAAAACAGGAACTCATTGAAAGAATAAAAACTAATGTCCCTATACAAAAAGTTCAATTAGATGAAGTGTATGTTGCTACTTCTAAAGGAAAGGAATTAATAAAAGAAACTGAGTATATTCTACATTTTTATAACTCACATTTAATTAGTTTAGCCTCAGCACATAATATTGCAAATAAAAATATTAATTCAGAAGATAAAATTGAAACTATATATCAGTCGCTCATTAAAAAAAGTCTTAATTCCTCGAATGAACAATACAACTTAATTAGCATTCTACATTCCTTGATTAGATACTATAAAAAAATAGACAAAGATGAAACTCAAATTCGTCAATTCGTCAATTTTTTAGTCTATCTAGAATTGTCTAGAGATTTGGAACATTTGTCACTTCGCTTTAAATTCGGAGAAACAGTGAATGATATATCAGGTTCCTTTTACATAAATTCTGACAATCTAGAGTATTATGAAAACCAGTTATTAATTAAAAAAGAAAAAAAGCAAACACTCAAAACATTATTTTATAAGGATATAATATTATTTATAAATGCTGATCAAAACTTATGTGAAGAGTTTTTTTATATCATTTTATCAAAGGTATATAATAAACCCTTGTCAGAAGACAATACTATTTATATACGTGAATATTTAAACGAGCATAAAGACTCATTAAAAGGAAAATATAATTTTAGCGATATTGAAGTAAATGTTACTTCAGATAATTCACTTTCAAATTCTAATATAAGTGGACCAAATTATCCTACTTCACCTGACCCAAAAGTGACTACTAAATCGAAATCGCAAAAACCACTAAAAAAACAAGAGCAGGTTAAGCCACAAATTCAATCTAATAAACAAGAATCACATAATAATTCTAATTCATTTAGCAACTCTCAAAGCAAAGATAATTCCTTAAACAAGAAGAATAAAAAAGCAGGTATTGGTTGCTTATGGGTATTTGTAGCTATGGTTTTTTTAGGTTTTTGTACTTCCTTATTAGATGGCAAAACAGATAATATTTTTATGGACGTTATTTTATTAATAATATTATTACTCATTAATCTATATTGCTTCATCTTTTTCATTAAGAATAAAGGGAAATAATATTTTAACATTGTGAAAAATATCATTTAATAAAAAACATAATTAGACGCCTAACTATGTTAGACGTATTAAGGAGGTGATCATATGACGAATAAGGAAAGTTCAAATGAATATATAATAGACTGGGAAAAAAATGGCGGATATGCCCCAAATGAAAAAATTGAAAAAAGAAATGAATCTGGTGATAAGGCTGGTTCTAATCATGAAAGACTTGAACAGATAAGAATTAAATACGAAGAAAAAAATCAATGAAAATAATATTCTAATATTACTTGGTTTTCAAAATCTATAAATTTTTCTAATCTTCCCTCAGATTTTACTGGAATTTTATATTTTTCATCAAGAGGTTGTAAAGTAAGATTTCTATCATCTTTTTTAGAATACGATTTAATAATACCGTCTTCAATGATAGTATTGTCAAAATTTTTAATTACAACGTAAATTTGTTCAGCTTCATTTTCATATCTTTTTAAATGAATCGGTAAAGTCCCATTAGAGCTTAAATTATTATTTTTTCGATATTTATTATTATAATCTTTATAAAACTCTAAACAGATAGGAAAAAGGATTTCAGTGAATATAACAGCAATTATTACACTGACTGTTAATGACAATATTATTTTGGTAAAAGTTAAATTATTAATTAAATTATTTACATTATTTTCATATGAAAATAAGCTTAATATCGCTAAAAATATTAATATAGATACTGCCGAGAATAAACTTAAGATTATAGCCTTGTTTTCCGACTCAAAATAAAGAATATTTTTATTTGATAGTGAATAATATGTATAAAACCCCGGTATACCAGAAGTTATTAAAAGTAATATTAATTCCAAGAAAGCACCAACTTTTTTATTTTACTATACCACATTAGTCATAATTAATGTGATAAGGGGCAGTCTCTACTGCCCTTTATATTTTTATCTTTTTTAGGAGGAACAACTTATGAAAGCACAACAATATGATAAAAAACTAAAAAAGTGGATGTATGACTTTGTATATGAAGGAAAACGCTATAGAAAAAAAGGATTTAAAACAAAACGTGAAGCTGAATATGCAGGAAATGAAAAGTTTAATGAATTAACTAAAGGACTTTATCTTGATAATGATTTATCCTTTTATGATTACTTCAAGAATTGGTGCGAAACATTCAAACAACCTAATGTTACACCTATAACTTACAAATCATATAAGGCAGCTATCAAACATATTGGTAATCATTCATTTTCACAGACAAGCCTTAAATCATTAACACGAAATATGTATCAACAATTTATAAATGAATTTTCTAAAACACACTCAAAAGAAACAATAAGAAAACTAAATGGATATATCAGATCATCATTAGACGATGCTGTTTATGAAGGATTACTACCTAAGAATATTACTTATAAGGTCACATTTAAAGGGTCTAATCCTCCAAAAGATGAACAAAGCAAGTTTATTAACCTAGTAGAATACGAAACACTTAAACAATATTTCAAATCACAAAATAATCGTTCATCCCTCGCCCTATTTATCATGATTTGTACAGGCTGTCGAATAAGTGGTGTTTTAAATATGAAGTATGAATACATTAACCAAGTAAAAAATGAATTATTTATAGATGAACGTAAAAATGATGTATCACCTCGTACTTTAACTATAGATAAAGATGATATGAGACACATTACTGGTATGATTGAAAAACTCAAACTAAATACCAAAGGATTACTATTTAATTCTTTTGGTACTATACTTACTATTAACGCTGTTAACAAGCAACTAAAACAGGCTTGTAAGTTACATGGTATTAAACAGATTACTTCACATGCATTAAGACATACGCATTGCTCTTATCTCCTCGCAAATGATGTATCGATTTATTATATTTCAAAAAGGCTTGGCCATAAAAATATTTCTGTTACCACTGAAATCTATTCCCATTTATTGGAAGAAAAATATCTTGAAGAAAATAACAAAGCAATTGAAATTTTATCAGCAATGTAA